TCAGGACCAACCTTGGCTCCCGTCCACTCCACCTTCATGTCACGAAGACGGTATCGACGGCCTGATCGATCAGATATTCCCCACGCTTTACTGCCACTTGCGTATGCCATTAGACCCTCAAATAACTAAGACTAGGTTGGAGTTTTAAAGCGGTTCTTCCCTGATCTTCATCCGCTGCTCGTTGAAACTCTTCTTCGTAAACAGTCTTCAACATCTGTACACGATCTGGAGCTCGTTTCATAGCAATATAGTAGGATAGTCCTGCAGCCATACAAGGATAAAACCGGAACGGCATATCTGTTGTATTAACCAATGTGTCGGCGTCTTCGATCCTCTGAACAAAATAATAAATAATTTGATCTGTAGAGTTCTCAGGTACTGACCAAAGATTCAGTACAGGGTTAATCTGACGGTCTAGCCAATACTGGCTAGGTCTGCCCTGCGTTGTTTTATTGGGCAGAGTTGCGTACTCTCCCCTGGAGATTCTTTGAACTTCAAAGTCAGTATTGTTTCTACGAAGAACAACATCCAATAGATCAACTACATTGTCCGAAAGAGGTTCTTGTGCCTGTCCTTGCGTGAGATCGATTGTACGAGACTTAACAGTCCACAGGTTTAATCCTCTGTTGGCCCATTCTGCAAACATGAGATTCAAAGAGCGACGAGCAGTCTTGGCATCGTATCCCGTGCGTACTTCTATACCGCACCGCTCATATGCTTCCTCAATAAGTTCAGCTACATCGAGGTTGAAATCTCTTGATCCAGAAGTTGTCATTACATTTCGCCTTTATATTTCCCGCCGCGACCAGCCATAACACAGCCACCATTCTTGTAGCCCATTTTAGCCGCTACCGCTGGTGCTACTTTTTTTAACTTTGTTATGCCCTTACCCTTGGGGCCGCTAGGTATCTTTTTTTTCATCTATATCGTCCTCGTTATAAAGATTATCGAACACTCTATTTACATCCAGTGTATAGTCTAAATCACTTTTTGAATAGTGTATATGTTGTGATGGTCTAAAGTCTGGAGCACCCTCACCTAACGCAAACCAAGCAGGATGCGTCACACGCACTCGATTGTTAGGTAAAGCAACAATGTTTCCTGTCCATTCTCCCGCGTCTAATAACTGCAAAACATGGCTTTGTTTATGCTGTGCAGGATCGTCTGCTATTTCAGAATCAGTGTAGTCAACCGTAAACAAATACTTTGCTGGAAAAAACTGACCATCAATCTTTGCCATCCAAGGACAAGGTGTAGCTCTATCCAAAACGTATACTGCGTGATGGTGCGAGGCACAGTCCCAAGGTTGAGCATCGTGTGTTGCCATTGGAGTAGGCCATTCTGCTAACGGAATATCTGCAACCAACGCCGTAAGAGGCATCCGAGCCCACATTGCACCGCCGTGAACTGTGTCCTCTTCTTCGTCTTCTGCTTCGCAACCCGTAAAGATTACTTGAAAACTTAATGACCTGTTCGGCATACTTGTTACAGCTATGACCATCGCGTGTAAAAACTCTCCATGATATTTCTCATGGTTATGAGTGTACTCGCGACGAACCCAGCATTTAAAGTATGGTATGTTGCTCTGCAAATAAGGCATCTACGCTAGAACACTCCCTTAAAACCAAATCCTTTGACTTGACCGCCAGCCCTCATGCCTTTGACTTTGCCACCAGCTTTCATGCCTTTGACTTTGCCGCCAGCTTTCATGCCTTTGACTTTGCCACCAGCCTTCATTCCTTTGACTTTGCCACCAGCCTTGTAACCTTTTTTCTTCATTTTCATAGTGCCGCTCCTTTAAAAAACTCTCACCAATCCGCCTTGGGCCTTCCAGTTTATACGCTTAGAAGACTTTTTCTTTTTTGACGCACTGGTGCATTGAGACATCGTTGGCCGACATGCCGGATAACCTTTGCGCTTTTCGCCTTTTTGGCGTCCGCAAGGTTTTCCTGTTTTACAGTCAACCCATCCTTTACCATCGTTCTGACTAAACCATTCTTGCAAAGAGTTTTTCTTTTTAGTCATCAGTACGTCCTTGTAACCTTGCGGCGAGGTTCTTCTACTTGACCGCAACCCGCAGCGATAACACCGCCACTATTGTAATTACGAGCAGGACGTTTGGGTTTGTCTATGGCCGAAATGATACCACCCGTAGCAGCTTTCTTAGTAGAGTTTCCCCAGTTTGCGGCCCCTACTTTCCGGCATTTTGCTACCGCTCCGCTTGCGTATGCGCTGGGCCAAACCTTGTACCGCGCCTTTACCTTTTTGGCGCAAGCGTCGAGCTTTTTCTTTTTTGCCATCACTTGTCCTTTCTGGAGGGGTGGAGACTTGAAAACTCATCGTTCCACGATTCATCATTTCTTGCGCTCCTCACCAAAAAATCCTGCCACATAGGCTTTATCATATCGTAATTTTCGTCCACTTTGTAAGAAATTAAACTTACACTAGCGTTCATCTGATAAACTTGCAAAGATGCCCAGCCCAACATACCAAGAGCCACTGCAGAAAAAAAACTTTGCAAATCTAATTTCATTTCGTCACCAAGCCTTACATGACCAGTATTTGGCCTTTAGTTTATCCAACGTGCCTTTGTCGCACCCGTGACGAGCCCTAAACGACTTTCGCCGTTCGGGGTTACTTTTTTTGATGGTCATATTGGCATCGCCAAACCGAACAATCTTTTCTTTTCCTTTATCGCAAGCCTTAACAACAGACTTCTTCCCGCCAGAAATCTGGCGTTTAGGTTTGTTGCACTTCATTTTTGACTTGTCGATTTTAGGCATGGATAATCCTTACGCTAAAAGAAAGGTCAGTTCGTTATTCGCTCCAGTAAATGCCGAGAGGAAAACACCAGACGTGAAGAGCATACCATTCTCGGGTATGTACACCTCGTTCATGCCTACCGGAAACTTTTGAGTTAACAAAGTAGCCCCACCATTACCATTGGTAAGAGTGAGAGAACCCGCTGTTTCGGCATAAATGTTCACCGCTTGAAGACGCGATCTGGACGGGCCTATAAGAGCCGCAGCCGCGCCCTGCGCGGCATTGTATGCTGTAATATCAGAGCCAGCCATTTCAACTTCTCCTTATGGACGGATTACGGTGTGGTATGCTTGTGCGTACAGAATCGTAATTACCGCAGTACCAGCGGCAGTAGCTGCGCTGTTTGTTACTGTAAGTTTTAGATCCGCAGTGCCTGTGTTGTCCCACTCACCTGTACCACCACCTTGTGTGGTTACAGTTTTAAGACCAGCAGTTGTGCCAGAAGCCAATGAGTTTAGGATTGTTGTAGCTCCACCAACTGTATCACCGACACTTATGTTTGTAGTTGTGTTCGCCGCAGTGGACAAATCAACGATACAGTTAATAATTTTAGAGTTAGCGGGGATAACCATGTTTGTTGCACCCGCAGCAATGGCTCCTCCTGCAAGACTCATTGTGTGAGTCTGCATCATTACAACATAGCCAACATTAGCGATGTCTGTGCCAACAGTTGTACCAGTTGTGTTCTTAATGTTTCCTGCCCGAATAGGGCCTGAGAAAGTTGTATTAGCCATGTGAGTCTCCTGTCGTGGCAAATGTCAGCTACATGTGTAGCTGTCAGGGAATAACTTTTCATACAACACTTCAACACAAAAAGAAAGAGGCGATCCGAAGACCGCCTCTAACTACAGTATTAGTTCGGAACTTATGCCCCAGGTGAACCAAATACACAACGTGGGTCTGAGAAGCCGAAGCTGTAACGTTCCCGTGCCTTGAAGCGCATGTTTCCTGTGTCGAAGTCTGCTTCCATGTTAGTGGAAAGCGGAGTCCGCTCAAAGTGAACCAAGCCGCGAGGCGCGTCAGTTTTGATGAAGAACGCATCTGGATCAGTAAGGAAGTCGTTGACGGCATAACCATCAGGCAACATCCCCATTGAGCGGATAGCGTTAGTATCGTTGTCTGCAGTGCCAACACGAAGATTGGAAACCATCAGACGTTCTGCAACGAACTGCAACTGACGTGGGATCATCAGTTTAAGGCCGCGAAGAGCAACCTTTAAACCACGTTCGTCAACATAACCAGCGATGTTGATCAGAGCGTCTTCCAAAGAAGTTTCGTTCAAATCAGCAGGAGTTGCTGGAGTGTTAGCGAATGTTCCGCCGTTAGTAAGCGGGTGGTTTGTGGCACAGAGAGCAACTCCGTCACCGCCTGCAGTAGCACCGCCAGTAAAGGCGTTGTTCAAGACAGCAGCAGCTTTAACCTGCTTTGAGTGCGCCATGGAACGTGCAAGGGCTTTCGTGTAACGACTGCCGAGACGGTCATACAGATTGTCCTCGATTGCTTCCTCAGTGATTGAGAAGGCAAGTGCCACAGTTTCGTGATTATAACGGGCTGTGTAAGCTTCGTTAGCATCATCAAAGTTAATTGCAGAACCTTCTGACTTAGTAGGTGCTGCGCCAAACCCGGCCAACATAACTTCTTCTTCGAAAGCTCGATCTGAAGATTCTGTTGTAAAGATTTCGGCGTGTTGGTTTTCGTACCGATTGTACTCCATACCAAATAAGGCGTTGAGGCCTGGTTCTAGCTCTTTAGCCAGTTGTGCGCGTGAAATAGCCATGGGTCAGACCTCCTTTATACGCCAGTGGACGAAACAGTACCCGCTGCAATCCCGCCATTGGCAGAGTTGAACGAAGTATTGAGACGTACGATTAGTGGGATACCAGCGACTGTAAAGTCGGAGTTATCAGGATCGTCTTGGACACCAATAACACGAAGCTGAAGAGCAGCAGTTACAGCAGCGGTGTTCAAGTCTGCGGATGCAGAAGAGATACCAGTGGTGTCATTGCCTGCAGTTGCAGTTGCCAACGCGATGTTCTTAAAGATCATTGCACGAACTTCCGCTTCAGTGTTTGCTGCTGCAACAACATTAGATGTCGCAATAGTGAACGTCTGCATTGGGTTGTCGTAAACAAAGGCTTTGATCGGGAAGTTCGCATCTGCACCAGCAGCAGTACCCTGCCATGATGGAGCCCAGATGGTTTTACCATCTGATGCGCGGACGTATTCAACGCCCCAGAAAACACCCAAGAACGCTACGTTACCACCAGCCGCAGCTTGCGCCACAGAGATAGTTCCGCCTGCAATTGGAATAACAGGAGAGCCCTGATACATTTTTGTATTGTTGTTAGACGCAATACGATACTCGGTAGCACCCGTAGTATTCGCACCTTGCCCAACAATGCCAATGGGTCGTAGCCCAAAGGATCCGTTAGAATTTGCCATAATAGCACCTCAATAAAGTTACTCGGAGTCTCGTCTTGAACCTCCGAAGGATACACGACTTTGCCTATTATTAGTAATAGGCATTGAAGGATGTTGGTCCTTCATTAAATCCTGATCTACTGCAACCATCTGTTCGCGGGTTCGGCCCCCGTAATACTCGGATCTTTCATTGGCGGTTTCGATCGGTATGCGACACAACATTAATCCACCTTGACCGATAACTCCATCAAAACGACCTTCATCGATTGTTGGAGCCTCATAATCTGGATACTCATCCTTACGGACAGGTTCCCATCCCTCATGTAGTTTGGTGTTGACGTTCATCTTATCGTCTTCACCTCTCATAGAGGTACGGATCCAGCGATGCACGAAACCATCTGGGGCTTCTGGTGCAGCAAGGCGGCTGGGCGGAGCCCAAGGTTTTCTGCGAGTTTGCGTTTCTCGAGTTGTGTTCTTTCGCGGTGTTCTGTTGTCGGCCATGTTATCAATCCTTCACAAATTTTGCGTATTCTTCAAGAGGTACACCTAGCTTTTTAGCTATCGCAACTTGTGAGTGCGTTAACTTGACCGTCCTGCGCCCCGGTTTAGTACTGCGGGATGCGGAGTTGCCAGCGGATGCGACCTGACTACCTCCTCCCGATCTTTTCGCGGGTTGGAACTTGTGTG